AAAATTATACAAAGAAGCTTTAAACGTACAACATATAGGAGAAGTAGATACAAAGATTTTAAAAGAAATAGATACTATGTTAGCTAATACAGCTAAACTATTTGATGATTATAAAAAGATTAAAAAAGATTACGAAGAAGATAAAATTAAAAAGAAAGGAAAAAGTATAGTATCTTTAACTGAATCAGGAGAAATATAGTATGGATAATATTTGGGAAAATAAAAAGAAAATACTTTCAGGAGTAAAAAACTTATTAATTAAAAATAAGATAATAGAAGAAATAGCAGAAGCTAGACAAACTATATGTGATAGTTGTGAATTTAAATCTAAAGAATGTGCAGCCCTTATTTCAGAATGTTGCTCTGTGTGTGGATGTTCTTTAAAATTTAAAACTAGATCTCTAGAGTCTTCTTGCCCAAAAGATAAATGGCCTAGTATAAATGATAAATAATAAAAATTTTAAATTAAGTGAAATACCAAACTTTCACCCTGTACTAGAACATTATGAAAGACTTTCGTTTTGGAAAGCAGAAAAACGTAAATGTATAGAAGGATATTGGCAACAAGGAAAGTGGATGCCTGGTCCATTATATTATTATGTAAACTTCCATAACATACAATTTGAAGATGATTCTTCTGTATCACAAGCATTTGGTTTGCCGTTTCTACGTGATATAGATTGGGAACTATTTTTACTTTACGAAGAATGCAGAGGTTTTTCAGGATTTACAAAAGACACACAATATACATGTGATCGAAAGTACGGGCCTGAAAAAGAACTAGCTTTAAAACTTAAACGTATTACTAAAGAAGAAGTTAAACGATTAAAATACATTCCTGCACGAGAATACTTACGTAAGAATCACGGTAAGAATTTAGGTAAGCCTTTATATAAGAACTCAGCAAAACATTTTATAAGTATACAATCTAGGGGTGGAGGTAAATCATATGCTACATCAGGTATAGCAGAACATAACTTTTTATTTGATGGAGCCACAGATTATGATGATTACTTATCTAGGAAAAAAAGTAAAAATTTTTTAGCATCAGATACTATTATAGGAGCAATTGATACAAAATACTCAATACCTCTTATGAAAAAAGTTACTACAGCTTATGAGCTCCTTCCTGGAAGTTTTCAATTAGGAGATGAATTTTATCCATCGCCTTTATCAATATCCTACACAGGTTCTTTTATGGCCAACAGAGAGGCAACTACAAGAACAGGATCCGTAATGCGACATCGTACATTTAAAGATAATCCGCTAGCAGCTAACGGTACACGTCCTAACTTAGTAGCATTAGATGAGGTTGGTTTCATGTATAACATAAAAGAATCTTGGGGAGCAATTGAAGCAACACAAGCTTCTAAAGCAAAAAAGAATCTTGTTATATGGGCCCTAGGAACAGGAGGGCTTGTATCTGGTCGAGCAGCATTATATGCAGAAAGTATATTTAGAAACCCCGATGATTACAACTGTATTACTTTTGAAGATCATTTTGAAAATAGGGGCACTATAGGGTATTTTGTACCTTATTCTCTTACATTAAATGAATTTAAAAAAGGGTCTAATCTTATAACAGATGAAAGTTTATCTAGATTATATATAGAAGATAAAAGAGAGACTGCAAAAAAATCACCAGATCCTACTGTATATCAGACAGAAATAATTAACGGACCTATGTTACCTTCAGAAGCTTTCTTAGTTTTAGAAGGAGCATTCTTTCCTACATTACAACTAAAAGAACAACTAGCAGAAGTAGAAGGAGGTAAGTACTCAAAATATACAGATGCTAGTTTTAAAGGCATACTTACTTTTGATAAAAATAATGAAGTAGAATTTAATACTATACAAGATCTTAAACCTATTAGAAAATTTCCGTTAAACAAAAATGATGATAAAAGAGGATGTGTAGAATTATGGGTTAAGCCACAAAAAAATGATGAAGGCGTAGTTCCTAGGAATGTATACATAGCTGGAATAGATGTTGTAGATAAAGATAAATCTACTACTGACTCTCTTCCATCTATATTTATAATGAATAGGTTAACTAGACAACTTGTAGCAGAATATACAGGTAGAACATCTGAAGCAAAAGATTTTTATGAAATATGTAGAAAGTTATTATTATATTATAATGCTGTAGGAATGTACGAAAAAAACCTCATCGGTTTATTTAATTACTTTGATCGTCATAAATGCACATATCTATTAGCAGATACTCCTTATCAACTAAGATCTTCTGACACATATAAACAAAGCGGTAATACATCTAAAGGTATTAATGCGTCAGGAGCTGTTAACTCAGAAGGACGTAATATGGTTAAATCCTGGTTACAAGAAACTATATCAATTAAATCAGAAATTAAAGTGTACGAAACACTGTATTCTAGTGCACTAGTAACTGAATTAGTTATGTGGAATCCTCAAGGAAACTTTGACCGTGTAAGTGCATTAATAATGTTAATGTGGTTAGATTCAACTATGTATAAAAAAACAGATAAACGTATAGAAGAAGTTAAAGGCTTTTTAGATAATGATTATTTTTCTAATATGGGTGTCTTAAAAAAGAAACCTACAGGAACTATAGATTCAAATTTTTATTCATAGATTTGTAAGAATAGAAAATAATTATTATTATGGCAGATAATCTAGATAATCAAGGTTATATTAATTTTCCTAGACAAAAACTATCTGATGCTCAAAAGACAGATAAGTGGTATAAAAAGAATATAGACTTTGCAGAACACTTATTAACTTCTGACGTTAATCTTAGAAATAGTTTTAAAAATAAAAGAATTAATTACAATCTAAGGGCTAATGTAATTTCTCCTAGGGATTTTGAAAAATTTATTAATCCTGATAATTTAGATTTAGATTCCTTACCTGCAACTTTTCAACACATTGGTATTGAAAACACAAAAATTAATTTATTATTAGGAGAATACGCAAAGCGTAAGAAAGAGTTTAAAGCTTATATATCATCAGGAGATCAAGATGGTATATCTAGAAAAGAGCAACAACTAATGGACCAAGTAACACAAGAGATGGCTCAAATTATTCAAACAGAGTCTATAAGTCCTGAAGAAATACAAAAACGTTTACAAGCTCTTGAAAAATATCAGAAATATAGTTTTCAAGATATGAGTGAAATTGTTGCTAATAAAATTCTTAAAAAAGAATATAAAGAGGGTAACTTTGATTTTACTTTTCTTAGAACATTTGAAGACTTACTTACAGCAGGTGAAGAAATAATGTATTGCGGTGTATTAGGAGGAGAGCCTGTAATGCGACGAGTAAATCCTATGAATGTATATACTCTTGGGGGTAGTTCTATGTATATTGAAGATGCAGATATTATTGTAGAATATGGTTATAAATCCGTAGGACAAGTAATAGATGATTATTGGGATACGTTAAAACCAAGAGATGTAGATTTTTTAGAAAAAGGAAAAGTAGACACTGCTATGGACGGTGGCGGTGGTATAGGATTAAATAGAGATATTTCTATATTTGATTTCTATGGAGAAGCAGGAGCCTTAGATATATTCCATCCTAATGAAGCAGGTGTTAGAACATTTGCAGGAGCTTTTGATACATACGGTAATGTAAGAGTTATGAAAGTGTGTTGGAGATCTAGACGTAAAATAGGAGAACTTACTTATTTTGATGACGAAGGTGTAGAACAAAAAGATTGGGTTCCTGAAGATTACAGGCCCAACAAAGAATTTGGAGAAAAAGTAAAATGGATATGGGTAAACGAATGGATGGAAGGTACTAAAATTGCTGACCATATTTATACAGTAATGCGTCCTGTACCATTTGCAAGTAAATCACTAGTTAATAAATCTAAAGGGACCCCTCCATATATTGGCTCTGTCAATTCTACTAATGATTATAAAGTCCAGTCTCTTATGGACATAATGAAGCCTCTTGCATATTCGTATGACATAGCGTACTATAAAAGAGAGCTCGAAATAGCCACATATAAGGGGTCCTTTACTGCTATTAACTCTGCACTTGTTCCTTCAGGATGGGATCCTAAAGAATGGATGCGTTATGTAACAGTAAATAAATTTGCTTGGTTAGACCCAACTAATGAAATACTTAAAGGCCCTGCACAAGGTAAATCGGCAGGAGCATTTAATCAACTTACTGCACAACAAGTAAATATTGGAGATCCTAATGCAATTGGTATGTATACTAATTTGCTTGTAGATATAGAAAACACATTAGGTAAATTAGCTGGTGTTTCTGGAGCAAGAGAAGGACAAATACAAAATAGAGAAGCAGTAGGTAACGTAGAAAGAGAAGTAGCACAAACATCACATATTACAGAAAAGTGGTTTGCTATAGATCAAAACTTTAGAAAAAGAGCATTAACTAAATTTTTAGAATGTTGTAAATATGCATACAAAGCAAACCCTCAAAAGGGTCAGTTTTTACTTGACGACCTTAGTCAACAGTTTATTACTCATTTTGATGAGTTTGCCGCAACAGAATATGATTTACATCTTTCTAATTCAAGTAGTGATACACAATTGTACAATGATATTAAAGCACTTTCACAAGCAGCTATACAAAATGGTCAAGCAACTATTTCAGATTTAGTGGCTATATCACAATCAGATTCTGTACAAGATATTGCTAAGAAACTTGAAACTTCTGCAGAAAGAATTAGAGAAGAAAATGAAAAGATGCAACAACAGCAAATGGAACAAGCACAACAAATGCAACAAGCACAGATGCAAGCTGATCAAGAAAGTAAACAAATAGATCTTAAAAAACATGAAGATAAAATAGCTGTAGATAGAGAAAAAATTCAAGCTAGTTTAGAAATAGCTGCAATGAAAGAGGCTAATAATAATTATCGTACTGAGTCAGGATTATTAGATTCTGATAGTAATGGTATTGCTGATGAATTAGATCTTCGACGAACAGAAATAGAAGAAAAAAGAAACGATCAAAAATCAGAATTAGAACAAGCTAAATTAGATGAACAAATAAGATCAAATCAAGCTAAAGAACAAATAGCATTAGAAAAAATGGGACTTGAAAAAGAAAGAACAGCTGCTATGAAAAAAAAATAAAGCTATAGAACTATAGCATATAATTCTAATATATTATAAATACTAACAAGTTTATTTATAAAAATAATTTTAATATTGTAACCAAATAAAGACAGCAATTATGAGTGAAGAAAAAGAAGATTTATTTGAAGGACTTCAAATAATGTCACCAGAAGAGCTTAATTCAGTCGTGGAGTCTGAAGAAAGTTCTGAAGAGACAAAAGAAACAAAGACTGAGGAAGAAGACTTAGAAATGTTTCAACCTGTAGAATCAGAAAAAGGTGAAGGTGCTTATGAAAACACTGACAACCAAACTGATTCTAAAACCGCTACCTCAAACGAGAGGAGTGCAGAAATTTATAAGGGATTAATTAAAGAACTAGTTGATAGTAATATTATTACTGCTGCAGAGGCAGATAAATTAGACGAACTAGAAGGATCATTAGATACTATTAAAGAACTAATGAATAAAACAGTTCAAACTAATTTTAAACATGCTGAAGAACAGTGGAAAGCTAATATGCCTGCTGCTAAAAAAAGATTCTTAGAAATTGAAGATGCATTTGATGAAACTGATCAAGCTATTATGATGGCGCAAAGATTAGAATTTTTTAATTCTATTTCAGAAGATCATGTTAAAAACGATGAAAATCTTCAAAAAGAAATTTATTATGACTTATTAATGTCTAAAAATTTCTCACAAGAACAAGCATTAGAATCTATAGAAGATGCTGTTAAAGTAGGTAACCTTGCTGATAAAGCTTTAAAAGCTGTACCTGAATTAAAAACTCAAGCTAATTCAGTAGTTACTCAAGCTAAAGAATATAAAGCAGCAAGAACTAAACAACAAGTTGCAGAACAGAATAAAGCTTTTGAGGCTTTAATTAATAATATAGATCAAAGACAATCTTTTGTAGATGGTATAAATCTTAATAAGATTAGTAAAGAAAAGATTAAGCAAAATATTTTAAACCCTGTTTATACTGATAAAAAAACAGGCAGAGAGTATAACAGTTTGATGTATAAACAAACTAGAAATCCTGGAGAGTTTGAAATGCTTATAAATTATTATGATACATTAGGATTATTTAATTTAGATAAAGAAGGTAAGTTTAAACCAGATATTTCTAAATTAAAACAAGTAGCAAAAACAAAAGCAATTAATGATTTAGATAAAATAATTGCATCAGAAGATAGAAACGTTGGTAAAAATACTTCCGTAGAATCTTCACAAAAAACTAGTAATATACTAGATATGCTCGATAGAGCAATGAACAAATAAGTAAATAAATATATTCGTTAAACAAATAATACAAATCAAAAAATGGCACAATTACTTCCATTACAAAAGTATGAAGCGAAGGATTACAATGGTTTAGTCACTGACAACCATTTCCACGCTTTGTATCAACAAAAGCCTCAATTGATTAGTAATGTAATTCGTGAGATTTACAAGACTAATTTACAAGGTAAATTACGTGAATTCTGTGATCGTTTCCCAGTTAAAGAAGTGGAACAAGAGAACGGATTTTATAACTGGATGTTGCAAGGACAACACGACAAAAACCTTCCTTTGGTAGACGCTGAAACAATTTCAGGAGCATCTATTTCAGGAGGAAACTTTCCTGCTAACGTAGGAGCAAACGGAGAGCGATTCTATTTAATCTTCGACGAAGCTCTATTTGAAGAAACTAACGTTCTTCGTGGAGAAGTTGATGATTATCATTTATTAGTTAAAAAAGCTATGGATGCAGGATCTCGTTTTAAGTTTGAAGTTGAATTAGTAACTGACAATTCTACTAAATCTATTCCTTCTGAGGAATTAGCAATTGGTACACGTTGGTCTAAGTTTTACTCACTTTCTCCTTCAACTCTTTCTTACCAAGGTTCTAAGCCTTACTTCACATCTCCTTGGAGAATGGAAAATCGTCCGTCTACGTTACGTATGGAATATGAAGTAGCTGGTAACACAATTAACAAAGGTAAAAACGAACCACTTGAGTTCGGATTTAACTACAAAGGTCAAACAGAATCAATCTGGATTAATTATCAAGATATGGTTGCTCATCACCAATGTGAAGAGATGTTTGCTCGTATGTTGATGTATGGTAAGAAAAACTGGACATCTGATCACAAATACTTGAACAAAGATGATAAGACTAAATATGCAGTTGAGTCAGGTTCAGGTTTCTTTGAGCAAATCGCTCCTTCTAACGTACATTATTATAACACTTATGACCTTGATTGGCATCTTGAATTACTTCTTGATATGGGTGTTGGTAAAATCGAAAGAGGTAAAAGAACTATCCACTTACTTACAGGTGAATTTGGTGCAATTGAAATCTCTAAGCAGATTCAAGAAAAGAGAGGTCAATTAAACGTAACTGTTATTCAAGACCGTTTCTTAGACACAAAATCTAAACCAGGTAACTTAGGTGGTGGTAATACTAAAGCTACACAACAACCACAATACAACATCTATGAGTGGTATAACGGAGTTACTATTATGGTAGAAATCCTTGATTTCTTCGATGATGATGTATATTTCCCACAACGTCACCCAGATGGAAAAGGTCTAGTAGAATCACATAGAATCCTTGCACTTGATTATGGCGATAACGCAGGTATCTACCGAGTTAAGCCAAAAGGAGTTCCAGATTACAATTGGGCATATATCCCAGGTATGAGAGATCCTTTTACAGCAGGTGGTAAAGGTAGTCCTAAAATGGTTGCTTCACGAGTAGACGGTTATGAAGTTCACTTCCAGAAATGGGGAGGAATGATGATCGAAGATCCTACAAAAGTAGTTGACCTAAGATTACTAGTAGAACGGTAAAAGTTTCTAATTAGAATATAAAGCTCCTCAGAGTTGATAGCCTTGGGGAGCTTTTATAAAGAGAATTTAAAAGACAGCAAAAAATAATAAAATGGCAAAGACAGCAACAAAAGAAAAAATAGTTTACGGCACTTTTTTACAAGACCGAATTGTTACAATTAAACCTGTAGAATCATCAGGAAAATGGAGCAGCTTACTTGTAAAAGGCCAAGACAAAAAAAAGGACCCTTTCTTGTATAACAAAGTAAAAAGAAGTTATCAAGTTCCTTTAAATAGTCAAGTAAGGGGAGGCGGAGTTAAAGTAATATTGGATGATCAAAAAAGAGTGAACATTCAAAAATATATGGAGTCTTATCCAAACGGGATGACTCAAAAAGAGTTCTTTGAAACAGAATTAGGGACAGATTTAAATACTACCCTAAAAACAGAAGATAATTTCTGGAGATCAGATAGAAGAGGAAGAGTTATTCTTACAAAAGAAGGAGCTACTCTAAATTTAAATAGATCTTTAGATATGTTAAAGTATTTAATTCTTCTATCTAATAAGATGCTAGTTTCTCCATCATATGATGAAAGAATCTTAAAAGCAACTTATGAGTTTATGATTGTAGACGAAGATAAAGTAACTGTAAAGAAATTAGCAGAAGCAAATGTAAAAGCAGATGCTTATGTAAGATTTGCAGAAATTACAAACAGCAAACAAGCTATTATCGGATTTATAAAATCATTAGGAAGAACAATACCAGCAACTGCTACAACAGATTGGCTTAAAAGTGAAGTATTAAACATTCTTGAAAAAGACCCTAAATACTTTTTAGAAATAGTTAATCACCCTCAATACAATGATCGTATCTTTGTACAAGAGGCAACTGAAGCAGGAGCTATAGTTAGAAAAGGAAATAAAAGATATACTCTTGATAATGGATCGGAATTAGGAGATTTAACAGATACAATTATGTATTTAAATAATCCTGACAACCAAGAAGTTAAAATGAGAATTAAAGCTAAAATTGAATTAAGTAATAAATAATGACTGCAAACCAAATGGCCGACATGTTAGAGGAGAAGTTAGACAGAGCTGATAGCTTTGGTTCTCCTGGATATGAAGATTTCGATCTTACATCAGTGTTGACTGAAGCGCAGGAATTATATGTCAAAAAGTTTTTTGACGAAATGAACAATAGAAAGCAAAAAGGCTTTGAAGAAACAGAAATTAGAAATCAAGGATTGTCAGCATTAGTTAAAGATGGTGACAATCTTTCGGTTTCAGCAGATCAAACAGGTGTAATTGTAAACAATAATGTTACAGGAACATTTTACGATTTACCTGATGATCATATGTATACTATTTACGAAGAGTGTACAATTGACAAAAAAGAATGTGATACTGGAGCATTTATAGTTGGATGGGTCAATGTAGTTGCCCACAATGAAATGCAAAGGTATAACTGGAGTAAGTACAAAAAACCTTTTTACAGAATCGACGGAAACTGTAGGGTTTGGCGTTCAGAGTTTAGCAGAGTTAACTCAGGAAGAGAAGACGAAGCTAATAAAACAGATAAGCGCCATGAACTATTTACTGATGGAACTTTTAATGTAACTAACTATCATATTAGATATGTTAAAAATCCAAAAGAAATAAAAGTAGATAGAACTACTCCAGCAGATCAAAGAAATTGCGAGCTTGATACTAGCACTCATGTAGTAATAGTAGGCATAGCAACAGATTTGATGCTACAACGTGTAAAAGAGCAGAAAGTTCAAACGGTTGAGAACTTTCGAGACTTAGAATAAATAAATAAAGTATAAATTTTTAAAACAATTAAAAAATGTTAAGAACCGCAGACAATGTATTTAGTGTCGTATTAGACGCTGAAAGTGCCCTAGCAAGTGGATTACCCCCAGCAGGCACAGTGGTAACAGATGCTAACCTTGCAAAAGGAGCAGTATGTGCAGTTAATGCAGGAATGGAATTATTAGATGCAGCAGCATACCTAGTAGTTGATCGTTACCGAATCGTACAAGGTAAAGGAACAGGAAAACAATTAATGATTTCCCCTATAATTACTAAAGCAACAGCTACTGTTTCTACAAGTAATCACAGAATACCTGTACAACAAGTATCAATTGTAGGATTCAACGGAACTACTGGTGCTCTTCCTGCAGCAAATGAAACAGATTTCTACATTAAAATTCGTAAGAATGATAATGATGCAGCAAATCGTTCACAACCAATGAGTCTTTTTGCAGGACCAGTAAGAACAGATGCTACAGCTACTCAAGCTGAATTAGCATTTGCTCTTAGATTAAATGGTATTGCTAATTTTAAAGATGAGCCTGCTAACAACTATTTAACTTTTGAAGTTATTAGTAAGGCAACAGGAACAAATACTCCAGCAGGTGTTGGTACTATTACAGCAGTTAAAGGATCTAGAGTTCTTACTGTAACAGGTACAGCAGTAGCAACTACTTTTCCAGCAGGAACAGCAGTTAGATTTGGAACTACTGCAGATTCTCCTGTTTATTTAGTAACAGCTTCAGATAGTACTGCTAAAACAATAACACTTGATGCTCCTATGGCTTTTGCAGGAACTTTTGCTGCTGGAGCTGCACAATCAATTACTGATCTTAATTTAGGAGGTTCTGATTGTGGTGTTGTTATGACAGGTGTTCAAGCTGACTTTGATGTAAACGCAATGCGTGATTATTATGTAAACAGATTCTCTGTTACTTTCTCTGACCCATCTACTTTAGTTACTACAACAGGAGCTCGAACAGGATCTGGTGTATGGCAACAAGTTGCTATGGATGAGTACATGAATTATGGATTTGAAGGCGAGAACAGCATGTTAGGTGTTCCACCACGAATGAGAGATCAAGAAGTTGTTGAAGGACAGAAGTACGGATGTATGGAAATTTCTTGGACAGAATCTATTCAAGGACTTGTCTCTTTACAAGGAGGTAAAGGATCCGTATTAGTTTATTGTGCACTAGATACAGCAGGTAAATTCCCAACTGGAGGTGCTAAAACAACAGGCGAAGAGCTAGTTGTTAAAGTGTTTGATAATGTAATTGGTGATTTCGAACAAGCATAAAAAGTAAATTCTCCACCCACAGTAGTCCCGCCATAAAATTGCTGTCTATGGCGGGCTACTATATTTTTTTATTAATTAATTAAAAGTATTATGGCGCTCAAACCTAAAATTTCAGCTTCTTTAAATAATAAATGCGATAAAATAACAATCGTAGAAGAAACTGGACCTTATGTAATAACAGAAAACAACGAAGGTTGGGGAGCACCAAATATTGATACATCAGCAATTATATTCGCTGATGTTCAATTTTTTAATACTGACCAGACTCCTGAATCACAGGCTTCTGGAACAGGTACTATATTAGGGACAACATTTACAGATGTTACTCATATATCAGGAACCTTTGCCGTAGGGCAAATTCTCACAGGTGTGGGTATAGCCGCAGGTACAAAAATTACAGCATTACTTACAGGAACGGGAGCTAATGACGGAGGTACTTACGAAATAAGTATCCCACAAACAGTTACTTCTACTACTATAAACGGTAATCTTATGGTAAACAATTATGTTTTAAAAGATAGCGTTGTAGATGTATATGCTGGTGTAGCAGGAGCTCCAACACCTGGAGCATTCACAGCTGTTTCTGAATCATCTTGGTCAGGATCAGATGGTATCTATCAAATAGTTTATAGAGTACAAGATGCAACTACTACATATGAAAATGATAAACAATATGTTTTATTTTTATGTAATCTTTGTAACTGT